GTTCGGGATCGGATCGCATCCCGCAGCTGGCGATTTCTCCCCAGCTGCAGGCTGAAATCAGTGCCTTCCCTCTTTTGCTATTTCCTCAATGACTGCCGTTATTGCCTCGATGACCTCACAAGCCTCTTCCAAAGACAAATGGAATCCCGCTGACCCACAAGAGTGGGAAAGCATCAGCCAAACCTGGTCAAAAGACCGGTCAATAAACACCTTGGCCACGCCGGACGGCACTCCGGCAACATGTATAACTTTTGGTTCTTTCATCTGATCTCTCCTTGTTGTGCGCTGTCGGACCATCCGGTTGCGCAACAGTTGCCATCCTACGGACTTCCGGTTACCATGTCAAGCAGGGTTGAAAACGTAGCATTTACACCACAGGAGGATGGGATGCGCACGCAGGAGGCGATTGAGCATTTCGGCTCGATCAAGAGGCTGGCCGATGCCCTGGGGATCTGGCCGCAGTCGATCTACACGTGGGGTGAGCGCCCGCCGCAGGCGCGGCAGTTTGAACTTGAGGTCAAGAGCAAAGGCGCACTCAAGGCCGACCGGGGTGCCGAAAATGACCCCAGGTGAGGCGGCACTCCACTACGCATCCTGGGGCTGGCATGTCTTGCCCGTCGTGCCCGGATCGAAGGTGCCAGCCACCCGGCACGGGGTGCATGATGCGACCACCAACCCCGAGACAATTGCCCGGTGGTGGGCGGCCAACCCAGACTTCAACGTCGGCATTGCAGCCGGCCAAGCATCCGGCATCGTGGTCTTCGATGTGGATCCGCGCAACGGCGGTGACGCGTCATGGTCCAATCTGGTGGGCGAGTGCGGCGGGCTGGATGGCGCCCATGCCCTGACCGCGGGCGGTGGCGAGCACCATCTGGCGCAGTGGGTTCCCGGGATCCGGTCGTGCAAGCTGCGTGACGGCATCGACCTCCTCTCGGACGGCAGGTATTTCGTCGCCTACCCGTCCGCAGTAGAAGGCAAAACTTATCAGTGGGAAGCCTCTGCAGATCCGTTTGCCGGAATCGCCCCGGGCAGGATCAATGCCAGGATGCTGGAGGTCGTGCACAAACGTCTCTCCAGGGCGTCAGAACGGGCTACAGGCGCACCGGGCAACGGATTGATATCCGGGAACCGCAACAGCGGTCTAACGTCCCTAGCGGGCTCTATGCGCCGCCACGGGCTGACCGAGGCTGAGATCCTGGCAGCGCTACAGATTGCAAACGAGACCCGGTGCGACATCCCGCTTCCGAGTTCTGAGATCCAGCAGATTGCGCGGTCTGTCAGTCGGTATGAGCCAGAGTCGGATGTGGCCGCATCCGTTGCGCTCGGCACCGAGGCTGCTGAGGCGATCCTGGCACCGTTGTCCGAACCGCCTGAGTACTACCTGACCCGGGCCAGCGCTTATCTGAGCCAGCCTGCGCCGATTGGATGGGTGGTCAAGCACCTGATCCCTGCTGATGCCAGCACGATGCTGGTCGGAGACAGCGCAATGGGCAAGTCCTTTGTCTTGATCGATCTGGTCTGCTCGATTGCATCCGGCATGGCATGGATGGGTCGCAAGACCAGGTCTGGCCTTGCAGTGCTCTTGGTCGGTGAGGGCCATTGGGGAATGCGCCAGAGGGTTGCCGCCTGGGCAAAGCACCACCAGGTGGACCAGCTTGACCGATTGCTGATCAGCAACAAGGGCATTGACATCGACAGCCCTGCAGCTGCAGCGCAAATCATCGCCGCGGTACGCGAACTGGAGCCGAGCGAGCCGGTGGTGGCCATCGGGATCGACACCGTCAATACGCACATGTCGGGCAATGAGAACGACGCCCGCGATACCCGCAACATGCTTCTCGCATGCTCGATTGTGTCCCGGGCGCTGTCTTGCTCCACCGTGTTCGTGCATCACTCCGGCCACGCTACAGACTCAAAATCTCGTGCCAGGGGGTCCAGCGCTTGGAAAGCCTCGCTCGATGCCTCTTACGTTGTCAGCCGGGATGAGGACGGGACGATTGAGATCAAATCCACGAAAATGAAGGATGCCGAGCAGCCGCCCGATTTCTACGGAAGGCTGCAGAAGGTCGATCTGGGGTGGGTGGATGAAGACGGCGAGCCGCTGACCGGGGCGGTGTTTGTCCCCGTCGAAGGTCATGAGAAGCGCGCAGAAAGCAACCGGGCCACAGGGGAGGTCAATTCCCAGGCCGAATTTGAAGATGCCTGGTGGTGGAAGGAAGGAGTGTGGAAGGGAGCAGAACTGCTGGATGGCGAGCCTTTTGTAGCGCGCGCAAAGCTGATCGACTACCTGGTCGAGGCGCGCAAGATCAAGCGCGGGAGTGCCTCGAAAAGCGCCAGCGCATCGGCTGAAGGGCGCCTGGTGCACAAGCTACTCGGCGTCGGAAAGATCCGATCCACCGACGATGGATGGGTCATTTCGGACCCGGTTTGGGCCTCCTCACTGCTTTTGAGACGCAAAAGTGATGACCATACGTCGGGCGAAAACGACCGATCAGAAAAGTCTATAAGGAAATCGGACAGACGGACAACGGACGGACAAGCATGAGAATTGTCGGGGGCAAGGCATGTGGATGGACGGACGGACACTACCCCCTCTCTATAAGGAGGGGTTGTCCGTCTGTCCGTCCATGATGCGGGGTGGATGTCGGAGCAAAAACGGAGAAAAAACGGACAAGGAAAAAAAGGAGAATTGTGATGGAAAAAAGTTATGAGGGAAATAAACCCAAAACAGAAGGATGGGTTGAATTAGAAAACTATGATGGAATGGATGGAGCATGGAGCGTCTGGGTGCAGCATCAGCAACCTGAGTCCAGGAGGTGGCTCACAGTCAAAGTGTTTGCCTCCGGGCGGGTTGCGCGCAAGGCAAACTACTGGGTGACCAAGAGTCTGACAGGCCAGATTGGCCACGTCAGGGATTACGCCAGGATGCGGGAAACACGAAGCGATCTGCACCGCCACGTCGAAGATCAACTGTCCAATTATTTGAAGAACTATCATGATTGAAAGTGAACGGCAAACGCGCGTCTGGTCGGCGATCTATCTGCTCGATGGCATGACCATCGTTCCCGACTACGACGAACCCCACGTTTGGGTGTTGCCGGGCGGCAGGAAAGTGACAACCTTCGAGCTTGAACAGGCGAGCGCAGGGCGCAGCGTCTCGCTGCTCTGGCCGCGCAAGAATCCGGTAGCAGCCTGTACACATGGCCGGATACAGCAGGAGTGCCCGTAGAGGCATCTATTGCGCCCGTGGCGCGTTTTGTGGTAGGTTTGCGGTATCGATACGTCAAGAGGGCCGAAATGGCAGCCTTGCCCGATCTGAGCGGTTTTGAGGCGCAACTCACGACAACCCTGCGACAGGCCGTCGCAGGCATCATCGACGAAAACCTGCGCCTGCGCGACTTGCTCCACCGCATGCTCGATCCAGAAGACCTTGGATGGGCGGTCGATGAGTCAGTGCGCAGAGAGGTGGTGCGTGCAATTAGTTCTGGAAGAAAGAAATATGCAGGAAATTGATCCGGTGGATCGGAAGGAGCGATGGCCGATTGACAGACTGATTCCGTACGCCCGAAATGCGAGAACGCATTCAGAGGCGCAGATAGCGCAGATCGCCGCCAGCATCCGTGAATGGGGTTGGACGACGCCCATCCTGGTGGACGAGGACGGTACGGTGCTGGCCGGTCACGGTAGACTTGCGGCAGCGCGGCAACTTCAGATGACCGAAGTGCCCGTTATCGTGGCGAGCGGCTGGAGCGATGCAAAGCGCAGGGCTTATGTGCTTGCCGACAATAAGCTGGCGCTGAATGCTGGCTGGGATGATGAACTGTTAACGCTGGAGTTGGGCGAACTCGGCGACCTTGGGTTTGATCTGCAGTTGATCGGTTTCAGTGACGAAGAGATCAAGGCGCTGCAGCCGGTGGAGGTGAACGAAGGTCTGACCGATCCCGACGAAGTGCCCGAGCCACCGCCAGAGCCGATTACGAAGCCAGGCGACGTCTGGATTATGGGAAAGCACCGGCTGATGTGCGGCGACAGCACCAGCACCGACCACCTGGCGCAACTGCTTCAGGGCACGCTGGTGGACATGTGGCTGACAGATCCACCTTACAACGTGGCTTACGAGGGTGGCACGAAGGACAAGCTCAAGATCAAGAACGACGAGATGGGCGACGAGCAGTTCCGGCAGTTTCTGCGCGACGCCTACACCGCTGCCGACACGGTGATGAAGCCGGGCGCTGTGTTCTACATTTGGCACGCGGACAGCGAAGGCAACAACTTTCGTGGCGCGGCCAGGGACGCTGGCTGGACCGTGCGGCAGAGCCTGATCTGGAAGAAATCAAGCCTGGTGCTTGGGCGGCAGGACTACCAGTGGCAGCACGAGCCGTGCCTGTATGGATGGAAGGACGGCGCTGGCCACCTCTGGGCAGCTGACCGAAAGCAAACCACCATCCTGGAGTTCGACAAGCCCAGCCGCAACGGCGAGCACCCGACCATGAAACCCGTAGCGCTGTTTGAGTACCAAATGCTAAATAACACGAAGGGCGGCGACCTGGTGCTCGACTCCTTTGGCGGCTCCGGCACCACCCTGATCGCAGCCGAGAAGAACGGCCGCACTGCCTTGCTCATGGAACTGGACCCACGCTACTGCGACGTCATCGTGAAGCGCTGGGAAAACTTTACAGGCAATAAGGCAGTGCTTTCGGAACTATAAAATGCAAGGCGTAGCACACGAACCAACAGATGTCACGAGAATGCAAGTCAAAACACTTGCAGCCGTTGGCATGCAGCAAGCACATATTGCAACAAAATTAAAAATCTCTGTTGACACGCTTTATAAACACTACAAGGAGGAGTTAGCACTAGGGACTGCAGATGCGAACGCAGATATTGCCAAGACGCTGTATCAGCAGGCAAAGTCGGGAAATACTACAGCCATGATTTTTTGGCTGAAGACCAGAGCACGATGGAAGGAAGTTCACGCGCACGAACACACCGGCGCAGACGGCGCGCCCATCGTGGCCCGTATCGAGCGAGTAATTGTTGACCACACTGCAGATCAAAACGCCAAGGTGGGCTAAGGCGCTCATCACGCAACCGGCGCGCTATCGCGGCGCGTACGGTGGCCGAGGCTCCGGCAAGTCCCACCTCTTTGCTGAGTACATCCTTGAGCGCCACATCATGGAAAAGACCGACTCGGTCTGTGTGCGTGAGGTGCAAAAGTCGCTCAATCAGTCGGTCAAGAAGTTGCTTGAGGAGAAAATCCAGAGCCTTAATGTCGGGAAACTTTTTGAAGTCCTGCACGACCGTATCAATACTCCAGGCGGCGGCAGGATTATCTTTCAGGGCATGACCAATCACACTGCAGAGTCGATCAAGTCACTTGAGGGTTATGACATCGCGTGGGTCGAGGAGGCGCAGTCATTATCCCAGCGCAGTCTTGATTTACTGCGACCGACGATCCGCAAGGACAATTCTGAAATCCTTTTTAGTTGGAACCCAAGGTTTGATAATGACCCGGTCGATGCGTTTCTGCGGCGCAATAAGCCCGACGATGCGATTGTGGTGCAGGTCAACTGGTCAGATAATCCGTGGTTCCCAGAGACGCTGCGCAAGGAACTCGACTACGACCGCAGCAGGGACTATGACAAATTCCTGCACGTATGGGAAGGCAGCTACATTTCAAACTCCGAGGCGCGGGTTTTCAAAAACTGGGCAGTTGAGGAGTTCGACACTCCCGACGGCGTGGTGCACCGGCTCGGTGCCGACTGGGGGTTTGCGTCTGATCCCACCGTCCTGGTGCGCTGCCACATCGTTGGTCGAACCCTCTACGTCGATCACGAGGCGTACATGGTCGGTTGCGAGATCATCGACACGCCGAGCCTCTTCATGACCGTTCCCGAGGCAGAGCGGTGGCCTATCGTCGCTGACAGCGCCAGACCGGAGACAATCAGCCATATGCGCCGGCACGGGTTCCCCAAGATCATGGCAGCGGTCAAAGGACCGCGATCCGTCGAGGAGGGCGTCGAGTGGTTGAAGTCCTACGACATCAAGGTGCATCCGCGCTGTCGGCACACGATTGACGAACTCAGCCTTTACAGCTACAAACTAGATCCTTTGACGGGCAAGGTGCTCCCGGTACTTGAGGACAAAAAGAACCACGTGATTGATGCGTTGCGTTATGCTTGCGAATCCGCACGGCGCGTTCAGAAGCTGGCGCCGGAACCCGTCAAACCGATTGCCGTCATGAATAGGTGGTGAGCATGGCAAGACCGAGCCGCGATGAGCGTCTGCGCAAGATCCATCAGGAGGCGCTCCAGGAATTCAATGACATCCAGGAGGCGCTCCGCGACGAGCGGTTGCAGTGTCTACAGGACCGACGGTTTTATTCCCTGGCGGGTGCGCAGTGGGAGGGACCGTTGCGCGAAATGTATGACAACCGCCCAAGGTTCGAGGTTAACAAGATCCACCTGTCGGTGATCCGCATCATCAACGAGTACCGCAACAACCGCATCGCGGTCGATTACGTTGCGAAGGATGGGTCTGCAGACAACACGCTGGCAGACACTTGCGACAAACTTTACCGGGCTGACTGCCAGGACTCCGGCGCTGAGGAGGCGTTCGATAATGCCTTCGAGGAGGCCGTAGGCGGTGGCTACGGGGCTTTCAGGCTGAAGACGACCTACGTCAATGAGGAGGACGACGAGGATGAGCGGCAGAGGATCGCCATCGAGCCGATCTTCGACGCCGACAGCTCAGTGTTCTTTGATTTAGGGGCGAAGCGGCAAGACAAGGCCGATGCCAAGCGGTGTTTCGTCGTGACTGCGGTGCCGCGCAAGACCTACATTGCAGAGTACGACGACGACCCGGCGACCTGGCCAAAGGAGATCCATCAGTATGAGTTCGACTGGGCTACGCCCGACGTAGTTTTCGTTGCCGAGTACTACCGCATCGAGGACCGGTCGGAAACGATTAGGATCTTCGAGACCGTGGTCGGCGAGGAAGAGCGATACACCGACGCTGACTTCGAGGCAGACCCTGAGCTGGAGCAGAAACTCACCGCCATCGGCACGGTCGAGGTGCGTCAAAAGCGCGTGCGCCGCCGGGTTTGCCGCGCCTACATCATGTCTGGGTCGAGGGTGCTTGAAGACCTCGGCGTCATCTTTGGCCGCATGATCCCGGTGGTCCCGGTTTACGGTAAGCGTTGGTATATCGACAACGTCGAGCGGTGCATGGGGCATGTCCGATTAGCGAAAGACGCGCAGCGACTCAAGAACATGCAGCTTTCAAAGCTCGGCGAGATCAGCGCCTACAGCTCGATTGAGAAGCCGATCATGACGCCTGAGCAGGTATCGGGTCATCAGGTTATGTGGGCTGAAGACAACCTGCGCAACTACCCTTACCTGCTGATTAACCCGATCACTGACACGAATGGTCAGATCAACGTCACAGGACCGGTGGCATTTACCAGAAGTGCAGCGATCCCGCCCGCGCTGGCCGGGTTGATGCAGGTCACCGAAACCGACATGCAGGAGATCCTCGGCGGTTCGCAGCAGGCCGATAAGATGGTCGCCAACATTTCTGGCAAGGCCGTAGAGATGATCCAGGCGCGCATTGATGGTCAGGCTTTTATCTACATGTCCAACATGGCCAAGGCCGTGCGGCGCTGCGGCGAGATCTGGCTGTCGATGGCCCGGGACGTTTACGTTGAGCCTGGTCGGAAGATGAAGGGCATTGGCGCACAGGGCGAGATGGAGAGCATTGAGATCGCCAAGCCGATGATCGTGGACGGCAAGCTCACGCTTCAGAACGACCTGTCCGAGGCCGAGTTCGACGTGGCGGTCGATGTCGGGCCAACCTCGATCAGCAGCAAGGCAGCGACGGTGCGGGCGCTGACCGGCATGATGGCGATCACCCAAGACCCAGAAACGCAGCAGGTGCTCCAGGCGATGGCGATGCTCAACATGGAAGGCGAGGGCGTTACCGAGGTGCGCGACTACTTCCGCAAGAAACTGGTCCGCATGGGCGTCGTCAAGCCAACTGACGAAGAGCGCGAGCAGCTGGTGGCCGAACTCCAGGGCCAGTCGCCCGATCCCAACTCGATCTTCCTGGCGGCAGCCGCAGAAGAGGCGCAGGCTAAGGCTGCCCGAGCGAGAGCCGACACGATCAAGGTGCTGGCCGACGCTGACCTGTCGCAGGCTAAGACGGTCGAGACGCTGTCGAAGGTCGATCAGTCGG